CGGCGGTCGCCCGTCGTTGATCGTCAGGCGGCAGTCCTTGCGCCCGTTGCTGCCCGTGTGCAGTTCAATGCCAGGGCACTGCACGTATGCTAAGTGCTCGTCTTGCCAGTCCGCGCTCGGAAACATCGCTCGAGCCACCGCGGTTGTTGATTCGTCTTCAGTCATCTGTCGTCTCCCATTCAAATTGGTATCCAAGGTGGTGCAGTACCCAAAGAATCTTGAGGTTTGCTGCGTCGTCATCAGCGCGCAAAAAGCCGCGACGGTATGCTTCAAGCATCCGCTCGGCCAGCTGGAGCGCGTCCAGCAGTTCGTCGTTCGTCATGTAATGCGCGTTTAACGGATGCGCGCCCCCCGAGGTTGTTAGAACGGGATCTTGTCCTCGTCCTGGTTGTCGTCAGTTCCAGAGTCTTGCGGCTCTAGCAACGCTGCAAACTCCGCCACCGCAGGCACGTTTTTCTCCAGCCCCTCAATCAGGGGACTGATGCTGATGATGTTGGCAAACGTGCGGCCTTTTGCACTCACGCCGTGGTCAACGGTGATTTGTGCGCCGTGTCCCCGGAGCGTTTCGGTGTCCAGCCCTGCCTTGGGCGCTTCTCCTTTCCAGCTCTTGAGGAACTGAAACAAAGCGGACTTTTCGTGAAGCGACAATTTGAACGGCTTCGATTTGATGACGGTCCTTTTGCCACCTTTGGCAAAATACCCAAAGTAGAACCAGGTAAGGTCCACCGTCTCCATTTGGGTAGGGTCGTCAAATTTAGGACGCTGCACACCAAAAGCGTCTTCGACGTCAATGCAGACGGCGATGAACGTGCCTTTCGGTGCCAGTTCGTCGGATAGGATGCGTGATGCGTTGTTTTTGGTTTCGCGTAGGATTGCCATGGCGTTTTTGCGTTTTGCGTTGTGGTTTTGGAGTGTCAGAACGGGCACTCCACCCCGTTGCGATCGTTGTGATCGCAAAGTATTTCGGGGTGGTTGCGCACCCCGTGCTGTTGAAAAAGCTGTTCGGTTTTGTCATCGGCAACGCGCCAGGCTTTTATTTTTGCCAGCGCCCAGGCTTTGCCGTTTTCGCCTGCAGGTGGCGCGTTCAGGAATTGCCGCCCGTAACCTTCCATCTCAAAGGCAAACCAGAAAGCAGCCTCGGCTTGCGGGCGGATCTCGTCAAAGATTTCAGAGATGATTTTCATCGCGTCATTTTCTTTCCCGCCTCCAATATCAGCAGTGCGTCGGCGGTTTTAAGCGTCACTGTGAGTTGTGGATAAAGAGCCTGTGCCCTTCCTTTGAGGTGCGCCTTCCAGCGTGCCCCGTGCGTTTTCTTGTCGCCCAATCCCAGAGCGGCTTGCCACTTCTTTGGCGGGAGATACTCAATCCGGGTACCGTAGGCGGCCAGCAAGCCCTCGATGCGCCCGTAGTTGCGAAACATAGTCGCCATGCTGCTACCGGACATTTTCCCAGCAAACTTTGGCAACTCTTCGAGGAACACGGTCACCGGACCGAAGGTGCACCGTGAAAGCAGGTGCAACTCCTTGCTGATGTCGTGAAGCGTGCCCGGCATCGGCAGCGCGTGCGTGCTGCCGTCCGTGTCGATGTAGGCGATCCCGCCTCCCACGCCGGGGTCGATTGCGATGTAATTTTGCGTGCTCATTAGCTCAGTCGCATCGGCATCAGAGCATAATGGTACGCGCCCCCGTCCCGCACCACCGTTGCCTCGGTGCCGCCTTGGCCGAGGTCCACAAACAGTTCCGCGCATTTCAAACTGTCAAACGGCAGCCGCAAATAGTCTGGGTTGAACGCGACCTCGTACTTGTCGCCGTCGTACTGGCAGCCCAGCTTTTCGCTAGCCTCGCCCACATCTGCAGCCTTTGCCGACAACGTCACCTCGCCCGCCTCAAACGTCAGCCGCACGCTGTCAGCGCCCAGCATCGCCACGCGGTTAAGCGCGGCCAGAAACTCAGCGCGTGGAACGACTGCGCTGCTGTCAAACGTCGCTGGGATCACCTTGTCAACCTGCGGATAGGCCCCTTCCATGCGCCGAGTCGTGAACGCCAGCGCTGGCTGCTCTACGGTCGCGACGGTCAGGTTAATTTCGTCAATTTCAATATCCACCGTGGTCGCCTTGCGCTTGAAGTTGGACAACCATTCCACCGCTTGCCGGTTAATGGGCGTGCGAATGTTGCCGCTGTTGCTGGCGTTAAGCGTCTCGCGAACCACTCTGCGCCCATCGGATGCGGTCAGCCGGATCATCTCAGGCCCGACGGATTCCAGCAGCGTTGAGCAGATCACCCACCGCGCCTCGTCGTCTGACATTGCAGGCGCGCACCGTCGGAGCACCGCTTGCAGCGCGTCGAGGTCCACACTGGTGACGGTCATGTCTGCCGCAGCCTGGTGCACGATGGGAAACTCTGAGGCGTCGAGGCCCACCAGTTTAATGCGGGAGGCGCCCGCGGTGATCGCGGCGCTGTGCCTCGCGTCGCCTTCAATGGTCACCAGCCCCGCCGGGAGCGTGGCGACAATGGTGGCAAGTTTGCGCGCCGGAAGCCCTAGGCGGCCCGGCATCTCAATCGTCGCCGGGACGGATTCGGTAAGCGATTCTTGCAGGTTGTTGGAAAGCAGCGTCAGCGTGTCGCGCTCTGCCACAAAAAGGACGTTGCTTGTCACCGGCAGCTGCCCGCCGCAGATGCGGCGAGCGCGTTCGAGCACTGCGTTTAAGTCGTGTTGTTGGATGTGTATTTTCATTAAAAAAGGACCGGTTGAGCTTCGATGTTGCGCAGGTTCGTGACGGCGTGTTCCGCGTAGGATCGCTTGAGTTCCGATCCTACAAATCGCCGTCCCAGTGTCAGCGCGCCATACCCTTCGGATCCGATACCGGTAAATGGCGAGTAGACCAACTCGCCGGGATTGCTCCAAAGCGTGATGGCTCGCTCAATCACGTCAAGCTGTAGCGGGCAGATATGCTTCTCGTCTGCTTGATCTCGTGCCACTTCGCCGTTTAACACTCGCCCTTGGTCAACTGTCATCCAGACTGGAGACGCTACCTCCTGCCACCAAGAAACTGGAAACTCTGATCCGTCCTTTGTCACTGGCACCACCGTTTCCCCCGGAGCGCGAAAAACGAGCAAGTAGTCAGCGCAACCAACTCGCGAGCTGGATGAGTCGGTTTTGAGCGTTTTGTGAAGCAATCCGTGGGCCTTGGTGCGCTGCATTTCGGTGACTGGACTCTTCCAAATGCAAATCCGCGAATGGAAAAGGAAGTCATGCTTCCAGAACGCTCGGATGATCTCGCCGCTGAAGTCTTGAAACTGGATTGCGCCGTGCTTCCATTTTGTCGAAAGGAGGTCCACGCAGTGCACTGCCACTTCGCGCCCAGGTTGCATGATCCGTTTGATCTCTTGGATCAGAAAATCAAAGTGCACCATAAAATCCGCCATCGAATCACAGTTGCCCATATCCTGCGGGTCGTTTGAATAAGTGAAAAGGTCGGCAAATGGTGGGCTGAAAACCGAAAAGTCAATCGAGCCAGTCGTGATCGTTTTTGCCACTCGGACACAGTCGCCATGATGCACTGTCCAGTTATTTCCTGAGTAAGTGTCCACCCCGGTCTTTGCTTCTACTGTCTCGGACTTTTGAAAAGTCATCTCTGCTGCTGCTAGTTTCATGTTCTCTTGCATTTGTTCATGTTGTTCGATTTTCCGCCGGATTGATTGAAGGATGGCTCCTTCGGTCTTTGCTTGCACAATGTAGGCATTTACTTCTTGCGTTTGACCGAATCGGTAGCTTCTCCGCAATGCCTGATAGAAGTCCTCAAACGAGTAGGAAAGGCCCACAAACGCCACGTTGCGGCAGTGCTGCCAGTTAAGTCCAAACCCAGCAATGCTTGGCTTGGTAATAATGACGCGAGCCCGTCCTTGACTGAAATCGGACAGCAAAGACTCTTTGCGGGATGGCGCATCCGAGCCTCGCACTTCAATCGCATCCGGGATTCGCTGCGCCAGATTGTCTGCCTCGTCGTTAGTGTTGCACCACACGATCCACGGCTCATCTGATCCATTCACAAGATTTGCCACCGCATCGGAGCGGTCTGCTGATGTCATCCGCATTTCGCGGTGCATCGTCGTCGCCGATAGCGTAGCGATGCGAAACAAGTCCTCCCCGGTGTCCGTGCTGATGTCAGCGTCCACCAGAATCGTTTGCATGTTGAGTGCTGGCAAATCGTACCCATCGTTTTTGAAACCAATATCTGAAGGCTTGGAAACGCACGCCGCCCAGCTTGCCAGCCACTTCCAAAACTGGCTCTCAGCGTGCTTTTTCAGCCGCCAGTCGCCAGTGTTGAACGTGTCGTTCACAAAAAACGTGGCAAGCATCTGAGCAGGCGAGCAGATGCCAAGAAAGTCAGCGTGCTGCCCCAGTTCGGTGTAGTCGTTTGGCGATGGTGTCGCCGTACACGCGAGTCTGTATGGCGTTTGAGAAAAAGCATCTGTCAGCGCTTTTCTGGTTTTGCCAGTGAACGATTTTAGAATGCTGCTTTCATCCAAAACCACTCCGGCAAACACGGAGCAGTCAAAATGCTCCAACTTCTCGTAATTCGTAATCCAGACTCCTGACTCCGTAATTTCGTCGCCGCGTGCGATCTGCTTTGCCTCAATTCCAAACTTCTGCGCTTCCCTTACTGTTTGCGATGCCACCGCAAGAGGTGTCAGAATTAGCACGCTGCCGCCAGTGTGTCTGACGACTTGGGAAGCCCATTCGAGTTGCTGGGCAGTCTTTCCAAGTCCGCAGTCCTCAAACAGCGCGCACCTGCCCTTGCGCACCGCCCACCGCAGTATGTGCGCTTGCCAGTCAAACAGCGGCGCAATAATCGGCAAAGGCTCAAAGCCTGCGTTTGCGACAGTGCGCACCTTTGATGCTATGTAGTCGTCGTAGTTCATTTGCTTTGCATCAAAGGTTGAGCGCCAACTTTGCGCGCCACAATTTCGTCCGGCATCACCGCCCCGGCTGCGCTCCACAGCGTTTGCGCTTTCTTGGCAGACAACGCACCACCGGCAAGGATGGCGTCGTGTGCGCCGATTGCGCCGTTGCGAACCGCCTGAGCGATGTGCTCGGCTTCGACGTACTCGGTCACGCGCGCTTTCTGCAGCCGCCAGCCCGGCACGGTGTGCCCTGCCTCGAGCAGTTCTCGCGCCTTGGTTTTGGCCGCCTCGCGGAAGTCCTCCAGCGTTGCGCACTGGCTTAGGAAGCGCCCGAGCCTCTCCGGGTCGTTGAGCAGCGTCAAAAACCCGTCGTTGTCTGGCGTGATCTCCGACTGCACCGGCACCAGTGCGCCGGTCATGGATTTGACGCGAGCCCCGCAGGTCAAACTCTTCCTGCACCACCCGCAGTAATCGTTTTCGACCGGCGCGGTGCCCACGTTTGCGAGCACGCTGCGCACCAGCTCGTCAGCGGTCGTGTAGGTCCAACGGTGAGTGACAACCTGGCGTTGGTCGCAAAACAGAAGGTGCGTTGTCCACTCCCCGACGAAGTGCTCCTGCATCAAGCCCAAAGCGTAGGCGGCCATTTGGGCGGCGTAGTCGTAGATTTGTCCACTCTTGAGGTCGATCAGGAACCGGCCTCGCAGCGCAACGCCGTCAGCGGTGCCGCGATGCTCAATGCCCCCGGTGTGGATGCGGCAACGGTCTTCGTCTGTCACGAGGTCATGTGCGCCGCCCAGTTTGATGCACTGGTTAATGGCCCAGCGCACGGCTTCGGCGTCCTCCTCGGAAAGTTCCCAGTCTGGAAACTCGCCCGTAGTCCAGGCGTGGCGAAAAGCCGCGTCCAGTTTGGTCCCGCGTTCGGCTGCGGGACTTGTGCCCGGTGCGCCTTCGTACTGGCCGCACAAGGCGAGCTTGGGGAGTGATGAGTGTCGAATGTTCATTTGGTTTGTCTCTGTTGTTTGTCTCTGTTGATCTTTGCCACATGCTGTTGCGCGCATTGCCGCCCGCAGGTGACTGCCATTTTTCCGCCTGCAAAACGGATTAGATGCTGTGCGCCGCAAATGACGCAGGGGACCGTTGCGCGGTCCTTGTTGCGCTCGGTT